AGTTAAACTAACTTTAACCCAGGAACAATTAGACTTATTCAATAATTTCTGTACAAAAAAAAATATAACTATGGAAAAATTATTCGAAAATTATATGCAGCACTGTATTGAGAAAAATGACTTAATAAGTCCTAGAGAATATTTGAAAAATTTTACAAATTAAAATACGAACAAAAATATCAAAAACAAAGACAACAAATTAAGGAAGGAAAAAAGGATGAGTGATTTACTTGCCCTTGAATCTGGAAACTTTAGCCGGTACACCAGATTCAAGGATTCAATAACAAGCAATTGTGAGGGTATTTTATCCCGCAATTGCATTAAATGCAATAAATTGCGGGCTATTATATGCAAAAGCATGAATTTTTAGCCCGAGTTACGCGTGTTTATAAATTTGGCAATAAAGCAGGGCATAACCCTAAATTCTTTCGATTACCAATTTTACCTACACATAAAAAAAGACCTTTACTTATCGAGAAAGCTAAAGAGCAAGTGCCAAAGTTAGTAGACAACTTATTTCATAACAATGGCAGACTTTTTAGAGGCGAGCGAAAAGAAGCAATTCAAGCTTTATTAATCTACTTTCTCAATTACATGTGTCTTGATAGTCTGCGCATATCCAAATCCTCCAATCCTTGCGGTTTTGAGCCCATTTCACGTCTTGAAATTGCCGCAAGATGTGAATTAAGTCTTCACCGTACGAGAAGGGCAATTAACGCTATGAAATGGCTTGGTTTTCTAAATTTAACTAGGCGCTGGAGGAGAGATGAGCGAGGTGATTACAAAGGGGAATACTCAATAATTCAAATCTGTGAAAATCTATTATTTGTCCTTGGTTTTACATTAAAAGATATTTTAAAATATCAAAAATGGAAACATAAACAACAGTTTAAACAGCAATTAAGGGAAAAAAAAGCAAACTATAAACCAAAAACTATAAATTCATTTCAAGCCTCAATCGCTGAAAAAAGAACTACAATCAATATTACAAGCAACTCTCGCGAAGCATTAGACATAAAAATTGCTGCCCACTCTGAAGAAATAGCCAAGCTTAAAAAAGAGAAATACCCTAATATTTCATGGTTCGCTCTTGGAAATCTTGCAAAAGCTAAAGGCTTAGAGCTTTTAAAATTCCTCTGGCTTGATTTACCCGAGCTTCCACCTCCACAGCCTCCTTAAATTTTATTAATACACTAAAATTTTTCTATTTTGCCTTAGGGCTTAAGCTTTCCTATGGTCAAAAAATGACCGTTTTCCGCTTTTTTTCTTAAACTTCATTAATCTAAGCCATTTTTTATCCGTTTTCATTTTTATTAAAAGAGTTATCCCCAAAATTTGTGGATAACTCCAAAAATGTAAAAATTTAAGTGTAAGTTAATAGGCAATTTAAGTGTCATATCTTAAATACTATTTAATTAACTATAAGATTTATAAAATTTTTAAATGATTAAAAAATAATCAGTTGAAAAATTTAACCCTTAAAAATATCTCTAGAAAATTGACAAGCAACCCCTAAAATAGAGATTTTTTCGTCTAATTTTTCCTTAGGATAATTAGGATTAAGCGGGATTAAAAATTGATCCGAACCTACCGCAATCAATTTTCTAAATATTGCTTCATTGTTGCCGTTTATTTGAACGACAACATAATCACCAGCCTTGGCAATATTTGTTTTTTCAAATATCACAACATCGCCCAAAGAAAATGATTCGGTGTTGTTTTGAGAAAACATAGAATCATCTTTTATTTTAGATGCTAAGTATTTAGCTTCAGGTTTAATATTATTATTTATAAATAAAAATACTTGATTTTGTATTTGTGCATTGTTTGTATTTTGTACATTTTGCATTTGGTTACTTTCTCCTTGTCCATGTAGCCACTCATTCCAACTAATTATAGGTACAATTATTACCGGTACGGGGTTACCTTCCGGGTTTGTTAAGAATAGTCGTTCTTGCTGATCAAATAAATAATCTAAAGGAACTCCTAAAAAACTTGTAAGCTTTAATAAAGTTTTAGTCGTGATGTTTTGAACGGGAGTATTTTCTATATCCCAATATTGCTTTTGCGAAATACCTACGGCCTTTGCGAAAGTTGATGCATGTTCAAAACCTTTTAAACGTCTTAAAGCAATTAATTTTTGCCGATTTAACATGTGACAGTATCCTTAATATTACCCATAAAATAAAATTTAAATAAAAATAAAAGCTTTTAGTGTTATAAAACTTGACCGTTTAGTGTTTTAAGTATAAAAATGCTGTCAGCGGTCTATGTAAAATTCAATGGTATTTTTAACATGGACTTTTTATGAAAAATGTGATCTTACATGTAACTCCTGCATGTATTGCTGCTAAAAAAGATATAAAAAAAAGTGGTATGAGTTTAAAAGAACTCGCAGCATTAGCCGCAGGCACACTTGATCTCGAAAGAAACAAAAAGTATTTGCAAGCCTCATTGGATAAAAACCATGACACCGTAAAACTTGGCGTTGATATGCGTGATCTCCTATGTATTTTATGCGGCGAGGGTGAAAATTCGCTCAATGATACATTTGATAAGCTTAAGGAAACCTTAAAACCTGAGCAATCGCAAAAATTTTTATTAAAAGTAATCAAAGATTTGATTAATAAAACTCCGAAAGAAGGTCATGTGTTAATTGAAGAAACTTTAAAAAAAGAGATATACGGCGCATCGCAAACTCAAATTAGTGATGTCATGGATTTATTACGTACTTTCGGAACAGATCTACGTACTTTAACTCGAGATGTAAATGATTTAAAAAAAAATACTAGAGGAAAAATAACTTCCTCAAATTGAGGGATTAAATGAGCGGTATTCTCATTAATAATGAAGAATTAACAGCGCTTAAAGGGCTTAATTATCTTCAACGTTGTTTATATTTAGAGGCAATACGACCTTACATGGATTATAAAACTGGCATTGTTGGTATTAAGCGGGGCATATCTTTGCAAAGCATAAAAGAAGAGTTATTCATAGAACCAAGAAGCGGGGTTAAAGAAAAATCCGCATCTTATCAACAAATAAGAAGGGCAATATTTCAACTAGAAAAAAAGGGATTAATAAAACAAATTCCAAGAAGTTTTCAATTAATTTTTGAGTGTCCTTTAGCACTTAAAGATAAATCCGTTCAAAACAAAGCCGGCAGATTTCCGGCATATAAACCCGACACTAAAGCCGACAGAGTAAAAAATATAAAATTACAGCAAAAATACACCCCAACTACACCAAAAGAAGATAAAGCCGGCAGCTATGCCGGCATGCAACAATTTGAAGAAGCCAACATACCTCCGGTATCCGGTATATTAGATATTAATAATAAATTATTAATATCTAATGCGCATTTGGATAGCAAACAAATTTACGAAGAATTCGAGCGAATATGGACTATTCATCCAATTAAAAAATCTAAAAAATTAGCTTTTGAAAAATTCAAACGCAAAAAACTTTATTTGCACACCGAAAAAATAATTTCATACATAAATTTAAGCAAAGAAAATGACCGTAAATGGATTTCAGGTTTCGTCCCATATCTTGTAACAATTTTTAATCAGGAGCGCTGGAATGATGAAATTGAGACGGAGGCAGTAAATGACTATGCAAAAAATCGAAAAAACTCAAGCCCAATCTTTACAATCTTACGTAGCCGGATTGAACAAGAGTGCAACAATGAAGGGATGGGGGATCGAGAAAGATTTGCCACCAAAGAAATCTACTCAGAATAAATTACCAGCATGGGTAGATATTATATTTGAAAGATTTTCATATATTTACCCTGATACGTGGGCAAGAAGATTTCATGATTCTAATCAGGAAATAGCAAACAAAGTTATTCAACAAGCGAAATGGGAATGGGCAACGTTTGATAAATTTTCAGAACTTGATAACGAAATTGTTTGGGAAGCCTGCAATATTGCAAAACATGAAAAAAGCACATTTCCCCCTAATTTTGAAGAATTTGCACAATTTATAAACATTGCAAAAGCAAAAATTGCACGTAAAAGAATTAAAAGCGGTGAGATAAAAGTACTTGAACGTCCAATGACAGATATTGAACGTGAGAGGATGAAACGTTGGAAATTAGAAATTGATCGAGAGCATAAAGAAAATTACCCAACCTGGGAAAAAATAGATTGTGCTTTGCATTTAGTGAGAAGCCCACATTTTGTAAGACTTCAAGAAAATTTAGATATGCAAAAAAAAATAACAAAATATAAATCTGATTTAACTTTAGGCGAGATACAAGAAAAAATTAATAAAAAATATGAATTTAATTGGGATAAATTGCAATATGAATTAAGGGAAAAAAAATGAAAGAAAAACAATTTTCGTTAACAAATTTTGTTGTCGATAAAATAAAAGAAAAAAAATCTTATTTAGCTTCAATTGTAGAAAATATGTTAGATGATTGGTCGATTTGGTCACGCGGTGGGTTTCCTGCAAGCAGTCCTAGATGTGTATTGGGTAGTATGATTGCTAATGGCGGATATTATGCAAAAGAAACTTATTTTCAATCAGGCTCTGATAATCCGTGGGTTATTCAAATGGATAAATGGATAAGTGAACTTAGACGTGAGCGACCAAAAGAGGCAGAAGTATTAATAAAATATTACACACAAACTTTTATTGCAGAAAGCTTAGCAAAAAATTTAAATATTTCTATACGCACATTTTATGAAAGACTTCGTAATGCAAAAATATGGTTAGAGGGAAGGGCAAAAGGTTGGCTTTCAGAAAAAGATTATTATTAAAATAATTGTTGACATGCGGAAGTAAAACTATACAATTTAATTAATATAGACGTATTGTATTTAAAGCGAATTAATACAAAGGCAATAGTATAGTTAAATGTCAAAACCTACTCGGCGAAGTAGGTTTTTTTTTGCCTAAAGGAAATAAAATGGCAACTTTTTCTAAATCATCTCTAGAAAAACTTAAAACCTGTCATATGGATTTACAAACAATTTTTAACGAAATAATTAAGTATTTTGATTGTACAATTTCTGAAGGTTATCGTGATGAGATTGCACAAAATAAAGCTTATGCAAATGGTAAAAGCAAATTAAAGTTTCCACATGGAAATCATAATAAATCTCCTTCAATGGCAGTAGATGTTTATCCTTACCCAATTGATCTTAATCCAAATACACAACGTGAATCAGAAATTTATAAATATCGCATGTCATATTTTGCAGGCATTGTTATGCAATGCGCTAAACAATTAAAAATTGAGAATAAAATTTCACATGATCTTAGATGGGGTTGTGATTGGGATGGTGATACAGAAATTAAAGATCATGCATTTTTAGATTTCCCACATTTTGAGCTCATAACATGAATTTTTCAGATCTTGCCAATACAGTAAAAAGTAAAGGTGCATCATTACTTGGTTCTGTATTAAGCGGCGCAGGAACAGGGCTTGTAGCAGGCGGAGCACCTGGGGCTGTCATTGGAGGTATTGGATCATTAATTAATGGTGTGGCGGGCTTATTTAACGCTGATGCGTCTAATCCTGATGATGTTATTAAAAAAATAAATGCAGACCCAGAAGCTGCCTTAAAATTAAAACAATTTCAAATCGAAAATGAAGTAAAGCTTTTTGAACTTGCAAGCCAAAGAATTGATCAAGCAAATTTACATATCCAAAAAATGGAACAGCTTGCAAATTCAGATTTAGCAGATGCTAGAAAAATGAATGCTGAAGGTAAAACACCTAAACAAAAGTGGGTTGATGAGGGAATTAAATTATCACTTGTTTTATTTACAGCCTTTTTAATTTCGATGTGTATTTACGGACTTATTACAAAAACAATATCCGGAGAAGAAGTACCAATTCTTACGCTAATTTTAGGAGCCGCTTTAAATGAACTTAAAGGCTATAACAATTTTTACTATAGCAGCAGTAAAAGCTCACAAAATAAAGACAGGCTTATTGAAAATTATATCGAAAATACAAAATGAAATTTTATTTATTGAATTATGGTTAAGGCTTTTATGGCACACAGAGAATCAATAAAAAATATCAAGGTTAAATCTGCAAAAAAGCAAGGAAGACCTACTACCTATACCAAAGAAATAGGTATTAAAATTTGTGAAGCAATTGCTAATAGCAATAAAGGTTTAACACATATTTGTAAAGAAAATCCAGATTTTCCCGGTCGACAAGCTATTCATGAATGGGTGATTAAATATAAAGATTTTGGCGACAATTACACGCGAGCCAGAGAATTACAAGCGGAATTACTTATTGATGAAATTCTCGATATTGCAGATTATGGATTAAATGATACATACATTGATTCGAATGGAAACGTTAAAACAAATAATGATGTTATACAACGTTCTAGATTACGTGTTGATACTCGAAAATGGCTAGCAAGTAAATTAGTGCCAAAGATTTACGGTGATAAAATACAAACTCAGCTAATGGGTAAAGATGAAAAGCCATTAGCAGAAATACCGATTTCAGTACAAATTATTAATGATCAAATAAGCCAAATTCTAGGAAAAAAAGATAATGGAAGAGAAGATGAGGGAGATGATCGAGAAATATTATAAAGATATGCAATTTTCTCAATTACTTTATGAATATAAAAAAATATCAAAACAAAATGTTTTTAACCCTTCTTACATAAACGGAATCAAACTTCAAACCTTAAATTACTTTATGGCTAAAAAGAAAAATTTAAAGTTTATAGGCGAATAGATTGATGATTCAGCCTGAGACGATTCAAGAATATAAAATTTTACTTGCAGGCATTGAAAAGCTAGGTAATGGAAAAATAGAAACAATAAGATATTTACTTAGGACTGATTTATTTTTTCTTTTGTGGTACGGATTTAATCGAGCGGATGTATTGCATCCTTGGATATTAGCAAGATGTAAAGAAGTTCAAAATGCACCTGATGGGTATTTAGATTTATGGGCGCGGGAACATTACAAAAGCACAATTATTACGTATGCCAAAACTATTCAGGATATATTAGCAAGTCATGGTGATAACCCTTTACCGAAATGGGGAGGGTTTGAACCAACTTTCGGAATATTTAGTCATACTCGCCCAAATGCAAAAGGATTTTTGCGTCAAATAAAACGTGAGTTTGAAAGTAACGAACTTTTACGTAATATTTTTCCCGATATTATCTGGCAAAATTGTCATAAAGAAGCACCGAAATGGTCAGAAGATGACGGATTAATTTTAATCCGAAAAAATAACCCAAAAGAAAGTACGGTCGAAGCTTGGGGATTGGTTGATAGTCAACCAACGGGAAAGCATTTTTATGTATTAATTTATGATGATGTTGTAACTGAAAAATCAATCACAACACCTGAGATGATGTTAAAGACTCTCACCTCATGGGAATTATCGACAAACCTTGGTACTGAAGGTGGAAAAGAGCGTTACATAGGCACGCGATATCATTTTAATGACGCGTATAAAACTATAATGTCTCGGGGTATCACGCCTCGTGAACATCCAGCCTTAGAAAATGGTCAACTTGATGGCGCGCCTGTCTTTAGATCAAAAGAATTTTTAGCGGAGCGCTTACTAAAGCAAGGTCCTTATACATTTTCCTGTCAGATGCTTTTAAATCCTATTGCTGATGCAAAACAAAGCTTTAATAAAGATTGGCTTAAGTTTCATAAGGGCTCTGATGGCGAAAGCATGAATCGCTATATTTTGGTAGACCCTGCAAGTGAAAAGAAAAAAACTAGTGATTACACCGCTATGGTTGTGGTGGGGCTTGGTGCTGATCGCAATTACTATTTGCTTGATGCTGTCCGTGATCGCCTAAATTTAAAAGAACGTGCAGATTTAATATTTCGACTTCACCGTAAATGGCGACCGCTTCGAGTTGGTTATGAAAAATACGGTATGCAAGCAGATATTGAGTACATCAAAGAAAGACAACATCAGGAAAATTATCATTTCAATATTGTTGAACTTGGCGGCAATGTTGCAAAAATTGACCGTATTAAACGTCTAATACCCATATTTTCTGAAGGGCGGTTTTATTTGCCTGACAGTATTTTTAAAAACAATTATGAAGGCAAGGTTCAAGATTTAATCGATATCTTTATTAATGAAGAATATCTCGCATTTCCAGTACCAGTACATGATGACATGTTTGATTGCATAGCACGCATACTTGAACCAGATTTATTAACTAATTTCCCAATGATAGAAGACGATGACAGAAGAGATTACGGAACAGGAAGACAACGAAGCTACTCTACCTGGGCAGCATGAAGATGAAGAATTAGAAAAAGAAATAATCGAAAATCTTCGCAAGGGTAGAAGGCACTGGTCATCATGGCGCGCCGACGCGCGAAAAGATTATGATTTTTACGCGGGCAAACAATGGGACGAAGAAGATGTAAGAATTTTAAGTGAACAAAATCGACCAGCAGTTACATTTAATAGAACGTTACGTATTTTAAATGCGTTTACAGGTATTGAAAGACAAAACAGACAAGAAACCAAATTCTCACCCATAGGTATTGAAGATTCCGCTTATTCAGATGCTATGAATAACGCGGCTAAATGGGCGCGAGAAAGCTGTAATGCTGAGGATGAAGAATCAGAGGCTTATCTAGACTGTGGTATATGCGGTGTTGGTTGGACTGAAACACGCATGGATTATGAGATAGATAGTGAAGGTAAAATCATTGTTGATCGTATAGATCCCTTAGAAATGCTGGTTGACCCTGATGCAAAAAAGAGAAACTTTGAAGATGCAAGATGGGTTGCACATGTAAAAGAGGTTAGTAAAAAAGAATTAATCGGATTAGGTTTTAATCCTGAAGATGCGCGTATAAGTAGTTTTTGGAAGGATGCAGAAGGTGAGCCATTAAGCGATTTTAATGAAGGAAGATATGAGGGAGATGATAGTGACAAACTTTCAAAAGAGAATCATTACAGCCTCGTACATTATCAATACTGGGAAAGGCAAACTTTATATAAAGTGCAGGATGTAACAGGTCAAACAATTGTATTACCTAAAGATAAATTCGAGCGTTTAGAACCTTTTATTCAAAGCCAAAATTTACCCTATGCCAGATATCAAGAAAGGATTTATAAAAGGTGTTTTGTACTTGGAAATAAAACTATTGATCATAGTGAGCTTGGTTGTAAGCATTTTACTTTTCATGCTTTAACAGGCTTAAGAGATAAAAATAAAAACCATTGGTTTGCTTTAGTTCGTGTTATGCGTGATCCGCAAATGTGGGCAAATAAATGGCTTTCACAAATCCAACATATTCTAAACTCAGGCGCAAAGAACGGTTTAATTGCTGAGCAGGGCGCTATAAGTAATCCGGGTAAATTTGAGGCAGAATTTGCAAAGCCTGGCAGTATTTCAATTGTTAGGGATGGCGCACTTTCTCAAGGTAAGATTCAACCTAAAGAGGCGCCCCGTTTTCCTGAAGGACTAGATAGATTACTTCAATATGCCTTGCAATCTATTAATGATGTAACAGGTGTAAACCTTGAATTAATGGGTATGGCAAATCGTGATCAACCTATTGGTTTAGAAGATATTAGAAAACAAGCGGGCATGACGATTATTGCCACGTTTCTAGATTCGTTACGTTATTATCGAAAGAGCCAAGGGCATGTACTTGCATATTTCATAAAAGAATATATCGCAGATGGTCGTCTAATCCGAATACTAGGTGATGAAGGCGCAAAATATGTGCCGTTAATTAAAGATGCTGTCGCTTTTAAATACGATATTTTTGTCGAAGATGCGCCAACTTCACCAAATATGAAAGAACGTACATTCTTAATATTAAAAGAAATATTACCGCTAGTGTTACAAGCTGGATTACCCATCCCACCAGATATATTAGATTACTCGCCATTACCTGATGCGTTGATTCAAAAATGGAAGTCAATGTTAAAACCAAGTCCAGAAGCTGACCAGATAAAACAGATTAAGAGTTTACTTGCACAATTTGAAGTCTTAGGTAAGGAAAGAGATATTGCTAAAACTGATTCAGAAATAATACTCAATCAGGCAAAAGCACAGCAAGCAGCAGCGATAGGACAAGATGAAACGGCACAATCTATGCAAAAAATGGGGCTTATGAATCGTGACCATGAGTTAAAAAGTGAAGCTATGATGCAAGAGCAACGACGTAAAGATATTGAAATGCAATTAAACCATGTGCGTAAACTTTTAGAGACAGAGTTAAATGCTAAGATTAAGGCTCAGCAACAACCACAAGGTTTTTAAAAATATGAGTGATGAAAATGAATTACAAGAATTAAATCTTAAAAAAGCTAAAGTTCTAAAAAAAATAAATGACTTAAGAAGTATATTTGATTCTGTAATGCAGACGGTAGAAATAAATTTAAAGACATCAAATAATATAGATGAAACTGATGAAATGATAAAAAAACTATTTTTAGCAATCCAGGAAATATATTTAAAAATCCCTTGCTAGTTGCTTAACACTACCATTATCAGAACTAACATATAAAAGATTTTACAAGGCTTGTCGCCGAAACGTGACGAGCCTTTTTTTTTGGCTAAAAAAGGAAACAATATGCAGGAACAAACGGCAACCGCAGACGTAACAGCGGAAATGAACGACAAAGAATTTGATAAATACTTTGAGGAAAGTGCAAAGGAAGAAGCAATAGAGAAAGACAGCCCGCAAGCTGAAGAACAAACGGGAGAAAAAGCTAAAGAAGAAGAAAAAGAACAAGCGCCAGATATTAATAAACTTATGCAAGAAGTAAAAAATTACAAAGGCATGGGACATCAAGAACGAGAAAGAAGAAAAGAAATTGAAAGAAAATTACAAGAAACAGAACAACGTACGCAGCGCATGGAAGAAATTTTCCAACGCATGGTTGCGCAACAAAATACACAACCTGAGCCAAGCTTTGACGATAATCCACTTGAAGCAATCCGTCTAAAGCAAGAAAGAACAGATCAATACATAACTCAACAGCAGCAAATAGAAGCACAACGTTACCAAGAATGGCAGCAACAACAACAACTTAGCCACTTTAAAAATAAATATTTTAGCGACTTAGAATCTTTTTCACGTGATACGCCTGACTTTAAAGAAGCTTGCGATCATTTACGCGCAGATAAAACTAATGAATATTTAAATGCTGGATATACGCAAGATCAAATTACCTCTTTACTTGGACAAGAAGAAGCAGCAGTCGCGGCAAAAGCTTATCAAGATGGTGTAAATCCTGGTGAACGTTTATATCAATGGGCGAAATATCGTGGCTATAACCCTCAAGCTAAACAAAAAACTCAAGCAACAGTTGAAAATAAACTTTCGCAAATGCAAAAAGGTTTACAAGCGTCAAAATCACTCAGCTCAGCCTCTGGTAAATCGTCAAATAATCCATTAAGTCTAGAAGCATTAGCGGCTATGGATGATGACGAATTAGCAAAAGTTGATTGGGATAAATTTATACGTAGTAATCGTTAATTTTTAATTTAAGGAGATTTTTATGACTAAAGCGCCAAAGAAAGGTAAAAAACCAATTCCAGGGTTACCACCTAAAAAAAAGTGATAAATCAGAATTAATTAGTAATATTTTTCGTTCGCTAAACGTTAATTAGCTCAAGTTTTTTAGTTTTGTCGTAAATCCCAACGTTATTGGGATGAAAACTGCAATTTTCCGGCGTCATTGGAAAAAAACATTTTTCATTTTCTATAATTTGGAGATTTTATGGCAACGACTAGTTACGGGGTGAATCACCCTTTAGCCGTTAAACTTTGGAGCAGAAAGCTATTTCAAGAAGCCTTGAAACAATGCTGGATGTCAAAATTTATGGGCAATGATTCAGGCGCAATGATTCAGGTAATGAGTGAGACTTCTAAAGGTCCAGGTGATCGCATAACGGTAGGTTTACGTATGCAATTATCAGGCTCTGGTGTTCAAGGTGATGGCACGCTTGAAGGAAATGAAGAAGCTCTTACCACTAACAGTGATAACTTACTTATTAATCAATTACGTCATGCTGTTAAAAGCGAAGGCAAAATGTCTGAACAGCGTGTACCTTTTTCTGTTCGTGAAGAAGCACGTAAAGGGTTAACGGATTGGTGGGCTGATCGTATTGATGCTAGCTTATTTAATCAGTTAGCCGGTAACACTGGAATATCTGACACTAAATATACCGGAAATAATGCAACCACAGCGCCAGATGCAAATCATATCTATTATGCAAATGGTTTGGTAAATGAAACCCAGGTTGCATCAGCTTCTGCAAGTAATGTTTTTAAGCTTAAGTTTCTTGACTACGCAAAAGAACGCGCAAAAACCATGTCACCTATGATTCGACCATTAAAAATAAATGGTGAAGATAAATATGTCGCATTTTTGCATCCTTATCAAGTTACAGATTTGCGCACTGACGCATCAACTGCTGGTAACTGGTATGACATCCAAAAAGCGGCATTGCAAGGCGGAAAGGTATCAGATAATCCCATTTATAGCGGCGCATTGGGCGAATATAACGGCATAATTTTGCATGAATCCACTCGTGTACCAACAGTAACCGCAGGTGTTTATCGTTCAATTTTATGCGGTGCTCAATCTGGACTTTTTGCTTATGGGCAGGATAACTCAGATCAGAAAATGTCTTGGGTTGAAAAGCTTTTCGATTATGACAATCAGCTTGGCGTGAGTGCCGGTATGATATTTGGGGCTAAGAAAACCGTCTTTAATGGCGCAGATTTCGGCACAATTGTTATTGCCACTTACGGCGCACAACACTAAAGGAGGGTTAGATCATGGCAGTTACTTATACATCTACCGCATATAGTGCAACTCCTCGAAGTGTTGAGAAGGGTGCCTTTACAGTGTCGATTGATTATACAACACCTGCTGGAGCTTCTTTGTCTGCTTCAGCAAACGGCACAATTATTTTAGGTCCTAGAATTCCACACGGTACGCATATTTTGCGTATTGAAGGAAGTCACTCAAGTGGTGCGGCAACAATGCCTGTGGATATTGGTATTGACACCTCGCTTTCTGAATTTGCATCACAAAAAGCGTCAGGTACTAATGCTATTACCACAAAATCAACTTTGCCATTTAGGGTAAGTGTATCTGATGATGCAGCAGCGCAATACCGTACGTTAGTATTTGCAGCTACTCCAGGCACAGATACAGCAGTAGCAAACTTTAAATATACCGTGACATTGACACGAGATATTTAATTAATCTCCGCCGTCCGCCTTGCCTACGAGGTGGACGGTTCCTTTCCTAATTTTTAAAAAATAAATTATGCACATATCCGGTAATGATCTGTATCAAAAAGCTAATGATTATTTAAATAAAGGAATCAAGCTTGATGAAGCAGAAAAAATATTTAATTCACTGCTTAATGAAAATTTAGAACATCCTGATAGTTATTTTTTAATATTTAGTCTGGCAAGTCTTCAAAGAAAAAAAGAAAATACCGGACTATCAAAAATACTTTATCAAGAATCATTAAGAAAAAATCCAGAATTTATTGAGGCGATAAATAATGTTGCTTATATCAATAAACAAGAAGGAAAGCTTAATGATGCAAAGGCAGGTTTTGAAAAAATCTTAAAAATAATTAAAGAAAAAAAATATGAAATGCCACCAGAAGAAAAGGCAAGTTATTTTTGCAACTTAGGTTCTATGTATATTCAAAATGGAACTCCGCATAAAGCTATTGAGTTTTTTAATAAAGCACTTGAACTTGACCAAAATAGTCATGATTCAATTTGGAATAGAGCGCTTGCATATCTTGAGCTTGGCGATTACAAACGCGGCTTTAAAGAGTATGACAACGGTAATCGCAAAGAACGCGGTATAGAAAGAAAATATAATCTAGACCCAACGCCTTTTTGGGATGGTACACCTGGTAAAACTGTTGTTGTTTATGGAGAGCAGGGCATAGGCGATGAGATTATGTTTGCCTCAATGCTTCCCGATTTATTGAAAGATTGTAATGTTATTTTTGATGCACACACACGCCTTGCTGATTTATTTCGTTTAAATTTTCCTAATATTCCTATATATGGCACACGTGAGACACCTAATCTTCCGTGGGCGCAATATCATAAAATAGATGCAAAAATTGCCATAGGCTCACTTGGCAGATTTTATCGTAAAAGTGTCGAGGATTTCCCAGGTGATTCTTATATTAAAGCTGATCCAATACTTATTGATAAATACAAAGAAAAATTGGATAGCTTAGGTAGTAACCCAAAGATAGGTATTTCATGGCGCGGCGGAATTGTCACAACCGGTAAGGCAAATCGTTATATACCCTTGGAATTGTGGAAAGATATTTTCTCAATTTCTGGAATTGATTTTATTAGTCTTCAATATGACCGCAATATTTACGAAAAAGAAGTTAAACCATTTGAAGAAAAAAATAATATTTGTTTAAACCACTGGCAAGAAGCGCTGGATGATTACGATCAAACAGCAGCGCTTGTATCTAATCTCGATTTAATCATCTCAGTTCCTCAAAGTGTCATACATTTAGCGGGAAGTATTGGCACGCCTACATGGCAACTTTGCCCTAAAAAAGCTATGTGGCAGATGGGACCTTATGGCAAAGATATGCCCTGGTATGGCTGTGTTGAAAATATATGGCAAGGCGCAGATTTTAACTGGCAACCTGTTATTAAAAAAGTAAAGGAAAAGCTATGCAGCTTATTACAGACGAGTATCGCGAATTAAATCAGCAACTTCACAAAAAAAATATTCATTATGGCGTAGGTGGGCATAAATATTTACATGACATTATAAATATTGCTAAAGATTTAAAGACGCAAGATATTTTAGATTACGGTTGCGGTAAATGTTATCTCGCAGACAATCTCCCTTTCGCAATTAAAAAATATGATCCCGCAATTGAAAAATATTCAGATCTCCCAGAGCCTGCCGAAATTGTCGTGTGTACAGAAGTTTTAGAACATATTGAACCAGAACTTATCGAAAATGTTTTAAATCATTTAAAAGAACTTATAAAAAAAATTGGATTTTTTACGATTTGTTTTAGACCCGCTAAAAAAGAATTACCAGACGGAAGAAATGCACATTTAATTCAAAAAAAAGGCGAGTGGTGGTTAAAAAAACTTATTGAAAGATTTGAAATTGCATTTTATCAATCAAATGGATTGGATTGTGTCGTAGTTGTTAGAGCATTGGAGCAAACAAATGACGAACAAAAAACCTGATAAACCAAATAAAAATCATCCGTGGAGAAGAAGTTATAAAGACAATACATAGGAAAAATTCAATGCTTAAAATATTTATAGGATTTGATCATAGACAGCCTGTATCTTACAACGTATTACAACAATCTATTTATTCACGCTCATCAAAACCTGTCTCTATAACTCCCTTAATTTTAAATCAATTACCAATAAAAAGAGTAGGGTTAACGCCTTTTACTTTTAGTAGATTTTTAGTGCCGTGGCTTTGTAATTATGAAGGCTGGGCATTATTTCTTGATATCGATATTTTGCTAAAAGATGACATCGCTAAATTATTTGAATTATGTGATGACAAATATTCGGTCATGGTTTCAAAAAATAAAATAGATTTTGAGTGGGCAAGTGTCATGTTATTTAACTGTGCAAAATGCAAAATTTTAACCCCAGAATTTATTGATAATGAATCTAAAGAAAAGAAAATAAGCTTACATACTATTGCATGGGCAAAGCCTGAAGAAATAGGCGATTTGCCTAATGAATGGAACCATCTTGTAGGGTATGACTTGCCTCGAGACGATGCAAAACTCATTCATTTTACACAAGGCGTTCCATTTTTTCCTAAAACTCAAAACAGTGAATATTCAAGTTTATGGTTACAAGAATTACGCGCTATTGCGAATGTGAAAACTTGGGAAGAACTGATGGGTAATTCCGTACATGCTGTTGAATTACCAAACGGCGAAAGAGTGCCGAGATATTGGGTAGAACCACCTAAATAAATATTTATTCGATGTTTTTTCCCGCATCGTTAAATTCGGGATTTTTTAATGGAGGATTGAGATATGGCTAATCGACGAAATGATGTAACAAATGATGTAAATAATGATTTTGCAGAATTAAATAAAATTAATTTAAACGATAAAGATACTAACAGACAAAACAAACAAGATGACAGACAGCAAAAAAATGAAAATACTCAGGATAATCAAAACAATAAAAATATTTCAGATAAAGATGCATTTAAACCGCAAATTAATAATGATCCCTCACATACTAAAGCCGATCTAAAAGAAAAAGAAAAAAATACCTATCACCAATGCCCACGCTGTAAAGAAGATATAAAGCATCAGAGTGAATTAGAAGAGCATAAAAAAGTTTGTCATTAAAAACGTTGTTTAATTTTCAAGGCGGTTCTTATGAATGAAAGATTAAAGACTATGCGCACTGTTGATGCAGAGAAGTCATTAAAGAAATCTTATGTTATTAGTACTTCGGAATCGCCTTGGAATTTTGATTATATTTGTAACAAATGTAAGGATTCTTTTGTAAAGAAGATTGACTTTAAAAATCATAAGGAAAATTGTAAATGAGTACACTTTCGCAAGTTAGAAGCAAAGTGGCTGATAAAATTTTACGCAATGATTTTAATTCACAAATTGACACTGCTATTAATCGAATAATAAATGAATGTGCAGGGAGTTATCGTTTTTGGTTTAATGAAACAATAGGTACTTTTTTAACAATTGCAAATCAAGAAACTTACGCTACAGAAGATGGCATACCTTCTGATATTTTAGAAATTGATTATGTAAAACAAACACTTTCTTTAACTGATCAACCCTCTTTATATAGACGTACATTTTCAGAGATACAAACATTAAATACAGGTAGAAGTACAGGTGATCCTACTTATTATGCGTGGTATCAAAACAAATTTTATTTTCATTTAATCCCTAATAGTGCAAAGACCATTACAGTTTTTTATGCAAAATCTTACACAGAATTAAGCGCAGATGCAGATACAAATGATTTTACAAATTATGCAGAAGATTTAATAGAAGCTGGTGCATGTGAAATTATATTCCGTGATTTTTTGAGAGAAACTGAAAATGCCCTGATACAAGAAAAAGCAAAGCTTAAAGCTTTACAAAGATTATGGGAGCGTACAGATAGAATTACTTCAACTAGACAAATTATCCCAACGAGTTTTTAAATTATGGCTGACAAAAAAGCATTAATTGCACGTTTATGTGTACTTTGTGAAAAGTTATATCCCGAAGAATGGCAAGGAAAATATACAGGAAGTAGAGAAGAATTTCGCAAATGGCTTAATGAAAAAACAGGTTTAAATGTTTGTCATATAACTAACCAAGAAGAAGCATTAAAAGCTTGGGTTGATGCACTTGAAGCTCAAACGCCACTTATTTTGAGATAAATTTATGCGATTGCCGCTAGGCGAATATTTACCAGATTTACCAGATTTCGGAAACCCTGGTGTAACAGAAGCTAAAAACGTTTTGCCTTCAGGCAGTAGCTATGAGCCTTTTCCTAGTACCACAATTTATTCAAATGCTTTAGGTGCGCGTTGTCAGGGAGCAGCGTATGGGAAAGATGCCAACGGAAATACCTTTAATTTTGCAGGAGACGTCTCAAAACTTTATCGTCTAAATGCTCAAGCTTGGTCTGATATCTCAAAAGTTGGCGGGTATGCAACTCCTGTTGATGGTAGGTGGTTTTACAGCAATTACATGACCAGAATGCTTGCGACTAATTTTGCTGACCCGATTCAAACTTTTACTATGGGTACAAGTTCTGCATTTTCTGATTTATCTGCAAGCGCTCCTAAAGCTCGATATATAACAGCATTAAGAGATTTTATTGTAGTTGGTAATACCTTTGATTCATTTGATGGAAATGTGCCTAATCGTGTGCGGTGGTCTGCAATTGGAGATCCTACAAGTTGGACGGTTTCGGCTTCTACTCAAGCGGATTATCAAGAGCTAAATTCCGCAAAAGGGTGGGTGCAAGGCGTTTTTGGCGGAGAATATGGTGTTGTTTTTCAAGAGCGTGCCATAAGCCGCATGACGTATGTGGGTTCTCCCGCAATTTTTCAATTTGACGAGGTTGAAAATGGTCGAGGTTTAATTGCACCAGGTGGCGCAGTACAAGTTGGTAATTTTATTGCCTATCTTGGCATAGATGGTTTTTATATTTTTGATGGTACTCAATCAGTTTCAATCGGCGAAAACAAAGTAAATAAAACATTTTTCAATGATTTAGATTCGGGATACATGGACAGAATCTCATCAACTGTTGATCTAGATAAACAGGTTATTTATTGGGCATATCCAGGTTCTTCTAATACAGGCGGCAGAGCGAATAAAATTTTAGCTTATAACTATTCACAAGGCGCTACCAAACGTTGGAGTTATGCAGAAGTTGAAACAGAGATTATTTATGTTTCTCTTTCAGAAGGCTATACGCTTGATTCATTAGATAGCCTAAGTGGCAGTATTGATGCTCTTACCATCTATTTAGATTCACGCTTTTATACCGGTGATAATTATATTTTAAGTGCTTTTGATTCAAGCCACAGGCTTGTAACTTTTACAGGTAGTGCAATGACTGCAACTATCGAAACTACAGAATCTGAGTTATTCGATGGGAATCGCGCATTTGTTAGTTTATTACGTCCTCTTGTTGATGGAAGTGGGACGGTAACCGTTAATATTGGTACCCGTAACCAATTATCAGAATCTGTCACCTGGGGTAGTGCCATTTCTCTTGATGCATCAGGAGAGGCACAATGTAGATCTCAAGCTCGATATCATCGCGCACGCTTAAATATTAGTGGGGGATTTAATCACGCTCAAGGCATTGAAGTTTTAAAAGCTTCTAAAGCAGGTGTGCGTTAATGGCTTTTCTAGATGTCGGTGAATATCAACCCGATCACCCAAATTTATTACGAAAAATTATTCGTGTTGTTGCAGGAATTATGCAGGGAAAGACAAATAATACAGGGACAGTTACCTTAACGCCTAATAACGCAACAACAACTGTTGTAGAAGCTCAAGGCAGAATTGGGCAAGACACAATTATTTTATTTATGCCCACAACTGCAAATGCTGCTACAGAATATGGCGCAGGCACAATGTATGTTTCATCACGAAGTGTTTCAAGTAACACTTTCACCATTACGCATGGCAACAATGCACAAACAGATCGCATATTTTCTTATGTCTTAATAGGCTGATGTTCTCTCTTAACCGTCTTTATTTCTCAACTATGAATCAAAACGCAAATATTAACTGCTATGGCGTGCTTTCAAATGCAATAGATGAAGTATGGGCAGAGGTACTCCCTTTTGTAAAGGCAGCACTTATACATGGCGATGGAAAATATACTTCTGAATTTATTTATAAATGTCTAAAAAATAGAGATATGCAGCTTTGGATCGGTTGCAATAATGGGCCGATAAGGTCTTGTGTTATCACACAAATTTTAAATTACCCCGCCTGCAAAAGACTTGGCATCATTTTATTTGGTGGAGAAAGTCTTGACGAATACCTTTATTTTCTAAAACAAATTATTGAAAGCTCAAAAGAATTGGGGTGTGAGAGTGCTGAAATTTTTGGACGTCCCGCATGGGAAAGAAAATTAAAACATTTAGGATTTAAAAAAATCCAAACGGTTTTTAAAGCTGAATTTTTAAAGGGAGATAGCGATGTTTGAATATTTACAAAATATGCTTGGTGGTATGAGCGGCGGCATGGGCGGTGGCGGTGCAGCTTCCAATATGGGGCAAATGAATCCCGCTATGTTTGCAGGCAATGTACAAAACGCTTTTAAAAATTTTGGTGCGCCTCCTCCTACAACAAATGACCCAAACTTAATCGCCAATCAGAATTTACGCCAACAATTAATCATGCAAATGCTCCAAAGCCAAGCAGGAAAACAAGGTCAACCCGAGATGCAACAACCCATGATGCCTCCAGGTTCCCCGGTAACCATGCCTATGGGTGGCGCTGGTAATCCTTCCTTGCAAACACGTTTTGGTATGCCCGGACAAGCTCCAGGGGGTATGGCTCCTCAACCAGGAATGGGTATGGGTCCTTCAAGCCCAATATCAAGACTTCAAATGCGAAGACCCGTAATTGGTGGCATGTAAGGGGGTAACCCATGCAAAAAATATATTCAGAAGTAATTAGTAAGTTTGATCCTAAAAAGAATCGCTATGAAAAAATAAGTGACAAACATTTTTTTTATTCAGGTGAAATAACCTATGCAATGGGTGGTGGCGCGCCTGAAGCACCAGAACAAACTACAACTATTCAAAAGTCCGAGCCTTGGGATGAACAAAAAGGGTATTTAAAAACAGGTTTTGCTAAGGCACAGGATGCAACTTTAAATAAAGGTCCCGCACAATATTTTCCAGGTAGTACCGTTGTCCCTTTTTCTCCTGAGACAAATGCTGCGTTAAATTTTCAAACGCAGAGAGCTTTAAACGGCTCACCTGTACAAACTGCTGCCAATCAACAGCTATCAGATACTTTAAGTGGTAATTACTTTGGCGGTTTTAATTCATATTATCAAGACCCAACACAAAGCCCTGCTTTCAATGCGCAGTTTGAATCAGCAGCCAGAAAGATAATGCCAATGGTTGATAGTAGTTTTGAAAGTGCAGGGCGTTTTAATTCTGGACTTGCGCAGCAGGCTAAAACTCAAGCTTTATCGGATGCATTCGCTAATCAATTTATGCAGGATAAGCAAATGCAGCTTGCAGATTATCAAGCAGAAAGACAAAACCAATTACGCGGTATGTTATTTGCCCCTCAAATGTTGCAACAAGACTATGTAGATGCAGCAAAGCTTGCCGAAGTAGGCGCACAAAAAGAGGCATTATCAGGACAATATCTAGCAGAAGATATCGACAGATTTAATTATAACCAAACAAAAGATCAACAAAATGTTGCTAACTTTCTTTCTTTGATTAATGGAAATTATGGCGGCTCGGTTTCAAGTTTTAGTACAGGACCCGCACAAACTGCCGCAAGTGGCGGTAATCCCATAGGTGGCGCCTTGGGTGGTGCTTTAGCTGGCGGTTCGGCTTTTGGTCCGTGGGGTGCATTAGGTGGCGGTGTCTTAGGATTACTCGGAGGCTTGTAATGTTAGATTTATTCAATAACCAAAATCCTCAAGGTGCGCCTAGTTCTTTTAATTTACAAGGTAATCCTAATGCAATGATTTTAGGTTTATCGCTTTTAAGTTCGCCTGATTTTAAAACTGGTGCAATGAATGGGTTATCAAGCCTAGGTTCTTATCAGCAACAAGCAGCGCAGCATGCAGCTCAACAAGCCCAACAACAGCAACAATTTGAATTAGAAAAATTAAAATTTTTACAAAGTCAGCAACAATTCGGTCAAAATTTTGGTTTACAACAAAAAGAGCAAACAATGAAACAAGAAGACATTAACCGTAAATTAAATGCTGGAAAAAATATTTCCGGGATTATTGGTGAAGAGCCATCAATGGTTAATGATTGGCAAGGGTCGGGATATTTAGGTAATGGTGGAAAAATAGACCCTTTAATGCGTGCAAGGCTAATGGCTGCTCAGGAATTAGCACAAACAGGAGATGTACAAAACGCTTCAAGCTATTTACCTCAACCTGAAAAAGCCTCTTTTGGACAGCCGATACCTGTAAAAGATAGCCAAGGAAAATTAACCTATGTAATGACAGATAATACAGGTACGGTTAAGCCTGTTGAGAACTTTACACCGGTTCCAAATAGAAATACTGCTACGCCTTTTGAAGCTGAAATTGCTAAAAAAGATGCTGAGACCCTGCAAAAATCTCGTGATGCTATATCACAAGCAATTCCTATGCGTAATTCTTTAATCGCTTTTAAAGAAGCAATTCAAAAAGTACCTTCCTCAATGCAAGGAAAATTTATTGGCAAAATTGCACCCTATATTTCAGCAGATGCACAAGCTGCACAAGCACCTGCTAACCAAGTGGCATTATTGGCTAAATCACTTTTAGGCATGCCATCAAATACATTCTCAGAAGCTGATAGAAATTTTCTTGTAAGTGCAACAGTTGGTCTAACAAATGAACCAAAAGCAAATAAATTCATCATTGATAAATTGGAAAAAATGCTTGATCAAGCTGTTAGATATAATGAAGGCGCTGAAAATTCAATTGCAACTAAAGGTAATTTAAATAATTTTGCTTCTGAGTTTTATAATCAAGAATATGGAAAAAATAAAACTAATGATTTAAATAACAATTTGATTACTCAAAATCAAACAAATTCAAATATTTCTAATAGTAATGTGCCAACATTTTCAGAACAAACCTTTGCAGAAAGAGATCGTCTTTTAAATTTACCCAAGGGAACAAGCGCACTGCAATATAAAAGTAGAATCGGACAAAGGCGATAAATATGTCTAATGAACTTGATCAATTAAATGCATTTTTATCTGGTGGTTCAACCTCTGCGCCATCGTCGGAACTTGCAGCCTTAAATAATTTTTTATCCCCAAAAAAAAATAATATGTCAGGAATAACAGCAGCTTCAATCGGTTTTAACAGAGGTGTTGAAAATTTAACACATGGGGCAATGCAGCCCTTACTAGAAAGTGGATTATTTGGAGAGAATTTGGCGCAAGGGTCAAAAGCTTACGCCAAAGAGCGAGAAGAAAATTTTCAAGATGCAGCAAAAGCATACCCCATAACTGCAAATGTTGGAAATGTGCTTGGTTCAATAGGCGCCTCAATTCCAGCATTTTTAATTCCAGGTGCCAAAGAAAAGGGATTAATAGGGCTTGGTAAAAATGTTTTATCAGGTGCTTTGGGCGGTGGTTTAATTGGCGCATCACAATATGTTGGCGAAAACGAAAGCCGTCTATTTAATGGTGCCTTGGGTGCTACTTTAGGTAGCGCATTTCCTGTTGCATTTGCAGGAGCTAATAAATTAGCTGATTCTGTAATTTCTCCTCTCCTAAGTCCCAAAACAGCAGCGGTTAGCAATATTTTAAAACAAGGAATTGACCCGAATGCAGCAATTGCAACGAAAGCTGCCGCGGACAGAATAGGGGTACAATTAACGCCTGCTGAAGCATCGGGAAGTCCACTTGCGGGACAAGCCCAAGGGAGATTAGGTACATCGCCAGAAGGCGGCCTCACATTACAAAATTTTGGTGAAAAGCGTTTAGGGCAAGAAAAGGCAGCAATTACAAGTCTTTTTGATGACATTGCAAATCCTAATCTTTCATCATTAGATGCTAATCCTTCAGAATTACTAAGAAACACATCACAAAATATCATTAAAAAAGAAACAAAAGCTTTACAAGAAAAAGCAAAACCGCTTTATGAAAAAGCTTATCAAGATGTTATCCCAGATGAGAATTTTCAATCTTTATTAGATGAACCAATTATTGCGCGATCAGTATCAAAAATAAAAACTGATCCCCTTTATAAAACAGAACTTTCAAATGTACCGGAAAATAGCGTCAAATTTTTAGACTTAGTTAAACAAAATATTGATGATCAGATAAGCATTGCAAAACGTTCCGGAGAAAATAATGCAGTAAGGTTATTGTCTAAAGCAAAAGCAAAACTTGTGAGCTCTACTGATGCAATTAGCCCTGATTATCAATTAGCACGCTCTATTTTTGGAGAAGGCGCAAAACCTCTTCAGCAATTAAATGCAAGCAATATCGGAAAAATTGCCAATCTTAAAGACACTCAACTTAAACAAGTCTCTAAAATAATTTTTGACGCATCTCAAACAGACAATAAAGTTTTATCGCAAATTCGTACACGCATTACTAAAGAAAACCCCGAAGCATGGCGAAGAATAACTCGCAATTGGATGGAGGAGAGTCTAGATAATACAAGTGGTACGGGTTCTGCTTTTTATCAAAAAATCCTTAAAAGCGATCGTAAATTTAATCAAGCTGTAAGTGCAGTTCAAGATATACCAGGAGCAGCCCAAAAATTAAGTGATATGCGAGAAACTTTTAAAAATTTAATTAATCCGGTAACTCCGCGTACTTCTGCAAAGCTTGCAAAATCCTCACTTGATGTTCCTCGTTCAAGTATTGAAGCCATAAAAAATTATGTCACAAATCTTGTCGGCGGAAGATACGATAAAGCGGCAATTGATTTAATAACTAATCCGCAATGGAATAAAGAAATTACTAAAATTCGTTCAGTAAAAGACCCTTATTTACGCGGTCAACAATATGCAAGCATTTTAGGGAAAATTTCAGCTTCTTATGGCACAAATGGTGATGAAAATGCTTGATCAAAATGCAGGATTAATGCTCGGATTGTCGTTATTAAATTCTCGTGATGATAAAAATTTATTGCGAAATGTAATGCCGGCACTAGCAGCAATGAGTCAACAACAAGTTAATCAACAACAGGCACCGCCGCAATTTGCACAAGCAATGCAAAATGTATCACAGCCTTACCAAAGTTTTTCACAAACACCTAATGGTTATGCTGGAATGTCAGTAACGCCTACGCAAAATGGCGTAAAGGCTTCGGCAATTGGTTTTCAGGCTGACCCTGCTGCTCTTGGCTATTCGGATAGTGTCGTACCACAAATTGCACAATCAATTGCACGTCTTGAAAGTGGCGGCAGATATAGTGCTTTAGGTCCTATGACAAATTCTGGCGACAGAGCTTATGGACGTTATCAAGTCATGGGTAATAATATTCCTGTTTGGACAAAAGAAGTATTAGGTCAATCATTAACACCTCAACAATTTGTAAATGATCCTCAAGCTCAGGATAAAGTCGCTTTAGCAAAAATGAATCAGTATTACCAAAAATACGGAACCCCGCATGATGTAGCATCAATGTGGTTTTCCGGACGTCCCGCCCGCAGTAATTTTAGTCGCGATGTTTTAGGCACAAGTGTGCCTAGTTATGTCAAAAACGTTGTATCAAATCTCTAATCCTTAATCCCTAATTTTTTTAATTTTCACGCTTTAAAGCGAGGGTTTTTCTATGCCTATAAGTTCCTGGTCTACAACTCCAGCAAGTAACATCGCAACACCGCCTAATGGCGCACCTGAAGGAATGGCGCCTTCTACTGTTAATGACGTCATGCGCCAACAAATGGCAGATCATAAAACGCAATGGCTAGATGCTGAATGGTTTAATCATGGTGATAGCGGAATATCAAGAGCGTCTGCAACAAGCTTTAAAATTACGGGTGATGTAACAGCTCGCTACTTAAAAAATCGCCGTATTAAATGCTACGACTCTTCAACTATTTACGGAACGATTACCGCATCTTCTTATTCAGCACCTGATACGACCATAACTGTAGAAACTGATAGCGGTTCATTAACTGCCAGTTTATCAAGTATTGCACTGGCTATTACTTCACCCTCTGGTTTATCAATTCCTTCTACCATTGGAATGAAAGGTAATGATGTAGTTTCCGCCTCGACAGTTGATTTATCTGCAATTCGAGGTGATTTTGTAGATATTACGGGAACAACAACTATTACAGCATTTGGGACAGTGGCGGCAGGTGTTCAAAGAACCGTAAGGTTTACAGGTGCATTAACACTTACTCACAACGCAACAAGCTTAATATTACCAGGCAATGCAAATATAACGACTGCAAGCGGTGATACGGCAATTTTTAGGTCACTTGGTAGTGGTAATTGGGTTTGTATTTCATATAAGAAAGCTGATGGAACGCCAGTT